CTCGTTGCTAACCCATTCGCAGAAGGAACCGAGCAAGGTCTTGGACGCCTCCAGGTCAACAAGAACCGCTACTATCGTCGCGTTGCTGTCAAGAACATCATGTGATCCATTCGGTTCACACCATTTATCAGAGGGCGGTCTTCGGACCCCCTCTTTTTTTATCTAAATAAATATAAAACTGAGATAATGGCAGTATCAAACGCATTTGCCAACCAGATACAGAATAGAAATTTTCTATCTCCAGTTGGGTTTAAATTTCTTTTGAATAGAACCCCTAAAGTATCATTCTTTGGCAATTCTGCAAACGTACCAGGTATGACTCTTGGTATTGCAGAACAACCAACATACCTTAAGGACATTCCAATTCCTGGAGACAAAATAGAGTTTCAGGACTTTACTCTAAGGTTTATTGTTGATGAAAACCTTGAAAACTATATGGAGATGCAGAAGTGGATTCGTGGATTAGGATTCCCCGATTCACTTGAAGAGATATATGATCTCCAAAATAGTGGAAGATATGATGATAAAAACAGACAAAGATTGATGGACATCTACTCAGATGGAACTCTTTTCATTCTGAATAGTAATAGTAATGTCAACTTCCAGGTTAGATTTAAAGATATGTTCCCATATCAATTGACAGATCTATCTTTTGATGCTACAGATGTTGACATTCAATACTTTACAGCAGAGGTCACTTTCAAGTATACTATCTATGATATACTAGATAAAAGTGGCAACCCCTTATGACTTATGATTTGGATACCATCCAGAAAATGTGGGTGGAAGATTCAAAAATTGATATTGACAACCTCCACACTGAATCTTTAAATATTCCAATGCTTCATGCGAAGTATTTTGACTTATATAATAACATAGTTCTACTTAAAAAGAAAGCAGAACAACAGAAGAAAAATATTCGCCACGAAAGGTATGAATACTTTTCAGGCAAAGCAGACCCAGAAGTTTATATTGAGAATCCGTTTCCAAAGAAAATTAGAGATAAGGAGACGATGCAGAAATATCTCGACGCAGATAATAAGTTATCCAATGTATCTTTGAAGGTTGAATACTACGATACTATGCTCAATTACTTGGAAAGTATTCTGAAAGTTATTCAAAATCGCACATATCAGATTAAGAACGCTATAGAGTTTATTCGTTTTCAATCAGGATTAGGTTAATGGAAGAAGATTACTATCATCTAGAGTTGCCTATACAGGCAGTTCGTCTCATTCACACAGGTCTTTCCCAAGCGTGTGAGAAGTGGTCTGGTGGACCTGCAGAGGAGCAAGAAGGACTGCAGGCAATGAGAGATCATTTTTACAGAATTATGTTAGAACATAGATTCAGTAATATGTGATGGAAGAAGAATTTTCTGAGGACATTTACCATATGAGTTTTGATATCGAGGACATTCGTCTTCTATATCATTGTGTCTCTAAAAGAATAGAAAATTGGGAGGGATATCCCGCAAGACCCATGAAAGAACAAACACATTTGCACTATCTAAGAGATGAATTGTATAGAGCAATTCTTGATTATAAGTTTCACGAGATGTAATAAATATTTTTAGATGAATGGACCTATGTGATTGACACGACGGCAAATCTTGTTATTTCTAAGTCTAATGAAGTATTTTTAAAGATTCACACAGAACCTCATATTGAATATGAGTTGAGGGACCACTTCAAGTTTGAAGTTCCCAATATGAAATTTATGCCACAGTACCGTAATAGGCACTGGAATGGAGAGATTCACCTATACGATATGCGGTCAAAGCAGATCTATGTTGGTCTGTTAGATAAGATTGTATCCTTCTGTAAGAACTACGGATACACTTATAAATTTGAAGGTAATAAGTTCTATGGACTTCCTTTTGAAATCAACGAACAGATTTCATTTGAGGGAGTCAAGGATTATATGCATTCTATTTGCGCCCATACTCCCAGAAAGTATCAGATTGAGGGAGTATATGATGCCTTACGACATAATCGAAAGCTATTGATAAGCCCCACAGCGAGCGGCAAATCATTGATGATTTATTCCCTCGTAAGATATTATGTGGATAAAGGACAAAAAATTCTCTTAGTTGTTCCGACGACATCTCTTGTAGAACAGATGTATAAGGACTTTCTTGACTATGGTTGGGACGCGGATTCATACTGTCATCGTATCTATTCTGGTCGTGAAAAAAGTAATGATGCGCCAGTGACCATCACAACTTGGCAGTCTGTCTATAAATTAGATAGAACTTTCTTTGAAGACTACAATGTAGTTATAGGAGATGAAGCACACCTATTTAAGAGCAAGTCTCTTATTTCGATTATGACTAAACTTCATCACGCCAAGTATAGATTTGGGTTTACAGGGACTTTAGACGGCACACAGACGCATAAATGGGTCTTAGAGGGAGTCTTCGGTCCATCATACAAGGTGACCAGAACTGATGAGTTGATGCAGCAGGGACATCTTTCTCAACTTGATATTCAATGTCTTGTATTAAAACATTCTCCTCAGAAGTTTGAAACGTATGAGGATGAAATACAATATCTTATTTCACACGAACAACGAAATAAATTTATTACTAACTTATCACTAGACCTTAAAGGGAACACTCTTGTTTTGTTTAGTCGTGTCGAAGCACATGGAGCAGTGCTCTACGAAAAGATAAATAACAACAAGGGTGAGAACCGTAAGGTATTTTTTATACATGGTGGTGTAGATACTGAAGAGAGGGAGTTAGTAAGAGAAATAACCGAACGAGAAAACAACGCTATTATCGTTGCATCGTATGGAACTTTTTCTACTGGTATTAACATTAAGAACCTCCATAATGTTATCTTTGCTTCACCCAGTAAATCAAGAATTAGAAATCTACAATCAATTGGAAGAGTACTTAGAAAAGGAAAAAATAAAACTAAAGCAGTACTCTACGACATCTCTGATGATTGTACTTACAATTCAAGAAAAAACTATACCCTAAATCATCTCATAGAAAGAATTAAAATTTATAATGAAGAGAACTTTAATTATGAGATAATCACTATTCAATTAAAGAGTTAATATGGAAGAAGATTTTTATGCAACACTCAAATTAAAAACAGGTGAAGAGATATTTGCTAAAATAGCAGCATCTGAAGAAGAGGATAGAACTTATATTGTAGTGTCTTATCCTATTATGATATCTGAAGTTAAAACTAAGTCTGGTAGACAGTTTGGTTACAAGATGGAACCTTGGTTAAAGACCACAACTGAAGATATGTTTATTCTTAAATTAGATGATGTTCTCACTCTAAGTGAATCATCTGATATTGAAATGATTTCAATGTATCAATCTTATGTAAGACAATCGAGTAAACTCTCTAGTAATTTATCTAAAACAAAGATGTCTAGAAAGATGGGATATATTTCAAACATCAATGATGCTAAAGAGATCTTAGAGAAACTCTATAAGAATAGCTAAGCTATAGTTGTCTTATCAACCTTAACAAAGATATTCTACACATGGTTTGAGTACTTGTCAAGTATTTGTTTGAATGGTATAATGAATACATAATAATGAGCAATACTTATGATATCCACAGCAGTTATGGCTAAGAGAAAAAGGTCAGAGCATTACGTCAACAATAAAGAATTCCTTGCTGCTCTGATTGAGTATCGTTCTGATGTTGAACTTTCCTACATGAAAAAGTTCGGTAAGGACTTACAAGAACAAGATAAATCTGAAAGAGCAAAACGCTGGGACACCAAACCTCCTATTCCTCGCTACATTGGAGAGTGTTTCCTGAAGATTGCTAACCACCTGTCATTCAAACCAAACTTTGTTAATTACATGTTCAAGGAGGACATGATCTCTGATGGAATCGAAAATTGCGTTCAATACGTTCATAATTTTAATCCTGAGAAATCCCAAAATCCTTTTGCTTACTTTACGCAGATCATTCATTATGCGTTTCTCAGACGTATCCAAAAAGAGAAAAAGCAACTAGAGATTAAGAATAAGATTCTAGAAAGAACTGGTTTCGATCAAGTGTTTGAAGGTGGTGTTGACAGTTCAGACTATTCAGATTATAATTCCATCAAGGATGCAGTGTATACCAAACTTCGTTATTGATGAAAGTAGCAATTATCACTGACCAGCACTTTGGTGCTAGAAAGAATTCTAAACTCTTTCATGATTATTTCCTGAAGTTCTACAACGACGTGTTTTTCCCAACGCTGGAACAGTATGGGATTACCACCGTAGTAGACATGGGAGATACCTTTGATAGTAGAAAAGGAATTGATTTCTCAGCACTTGCCTGGGCAAAGACTAATTACTACGACCGTCTCCAAGAGATGGGTGTAAAAGTTCATACAATTGTTGGTAATCATACTACATATTACAAGAATACCAACGATGTCAACTCAGTAGACTTACTCCTGAGAGAGTATGAAAACGTTGATGTGTACTCAGAGGCAACTGAAGTAAAGTTGGGAAACTTGAAAACGTTGTTTATCCCTTGGATTAATGCAGAGAATCAGGACAAGACTTTCAAACTTA